AAAGAAAGTGAAAATAATTGTAACTCTGTAACAGACAATGCTTTAAAATAGTTATGTCAACTCTTTAAGCCTGTTACAGATATTTTATTTTATTTGTCACACTATGTAACAAAACATATTTAAAGTATTGGTATGGCTATGTTTTCATTTGTAACATTAAAACAATCTTTTGGTAGATATAAACTACTAGCAATTTGTTCTATAGTAAAACCTTCAAACTGTATTGGATCTAGATCTAAAGCTAATAATCTAAAGGCAAAATAATTAGCTTGTTTTTCTAATTTACCACAATTAATTAAATCTTTATTAAATGCCGCTTTATATGTTTCGGTATGCAATAAAGCATGACCTAGTTCATGGGCTAATATAAATTTTTCATATTCTAAATTTAAATCATTTCTAATAAGGACTATTTCATTACCAAAATAATTTCTATTATATAAAGATTCATTTCCACTTAATAAAATATTGCTGGGTTCTAATTTAATTATTTTTATTTCTAGATAATCATATAATTCGTAAATATTATTTGTTTCATATGTATCTTTAAGACCTTCTAAGATGTTATCTAACCAATTTAAATACATATTTTACCCCCACAATCTCAAATAAAGTTATTTATTATATTTAGGACCTAGCATTTTCAATAAATTTAATAATTCATTAGCAAATTCTATTATTTCTTCATCTGTCATTTTATTAGTATCAAAGCCACCAAAACCCATTATACTAGGCTGTTTAAGAATGAATTGCATAGCTGCTTGTGGAGTAGTGAATTGTTTTTCTTCAAATTTATTTCTTAATGCACTCTTTAAAGATGAACCTGGTACGTAGGAGGACTTAGATTTCTTTATAACATCACTATATTTGTCATCCCACTCTTTTAATTTTTCTGGTGCAATTGGTGGTTCTTGCTTGTGCAAGGCATTTGCTAAATCAGTTGGTTCTATATTTAAAGCACGAGCTATTACTTGTATTCTTTCATAATCACCTTCATCTGGGATTATATCGTCTAGATTATCAAAGAATGCTATTGGAATCTTTGTTTTATTTGATAATTCTTCAAAAGTCATGCCTAATTCTTCTAAGTTATCCTCGATTACTGCTTTTACGGATTTTCTTGCCAAATAATCCAAAGGAACCTCTAATGCATCAGCTATTTTATTTAATGTTGTAACAGTTGGATTTTCTTTTTTCCCATTTTCTATATCACTTAAATAACTTCCACTTATTCCAGCCTTCCTAGCAGTTTCATTTAATCCTAACCCTTTATTAATTCTTATTTTTTTATGTTTTCACCTAACATTATATTACCTCCCTTTATTATCTAACAGTTAATATTATAATCTATCAGATAATAAAAATCAACGTAATTTAAAGAAAATTAAAGGAAAATTGCGACATAGTTAGATAATTTTTGTATATAATTAGCTAGGGGATAATAGTATTGTTGTGTTAGCTGACAGATAATGATACTATTAGCTCACAGATACGAGTGAGGAGGTGAAAATAATTGAATAAGATTAAAATAATTAGAAATAAATTGGGATTAAGTGTTTATAAGATTGCTGAGTTAACAGGATTGACTCCTAGTTATATTAGTAATTTAGAAAATGGACATAAGACTAATCCAACAAAGGATGTTATGGAAAATATATCTGAATCACTTGGACAAACTGTTCCAGAAGTATTTTATCCAGATAAAAAGGAGGGTTAATTTTAATATGGCGATTAAATCATGTGGAATTTGTGATTTTAAATCAGATTCAATTAATGAAATAGGATTAATAGATTTTAAAGGACAACCAACATTAAAAATCAGCTATAAAACTAAAATTGAAGATTTCAATATTATTTTAAGAAAACCACTTACTACGGGATTAGAACTATATTTAACTAATGAGTTTTTACGTTCATTAAACACTGGTATTGATATTAAATTTGAGAGTTTTACTCAATATAATGAATTACTTAAAAACATAGCTAACAAGTTAAATATCCCATATGTAGGGGTTTAATAGGAGGAGAAACGTGAGTAATTTAGTTAAGATTAATAATCAAGACTTACAAGTAAAGGAATTGAATGGTCAAAGAGTAGTTACTTTTAAAGACATTGATATATTGCATGAAAGAGTTGAAGGAACTGTTGGTAGGAATTTTTCAGAAAACAAAAAACATTTTGTAGAAGGGATTGATTATTTTCATTTATCATATGAAGAATTACGTTCTACGAAATTCGTGGAACGACCAAATCCTAAAGGATTAATACTAATAACTGAAAGTGGTTATTTGATGCTAGTAAAAAGCTTAACTGATGATCTAGCATGGAAAATTCAAAGGGAGTTAGTAAATAATTATTTTAGAGTTAAAGAACAAAAAGTAAAAGTAAATCAACTTAGTCCAGAATTACAAATGTTTAAGCAAATATTTGATAGTGTAGCTAAGCAGCAGTTAGAACAACAACGAATTAAAGCAGAAGTAAAAGAAACAAAAAAAGAAATACAAGGAATGAGAGATGTAATAAAACTTGATACTACATCTTGGAGAAAAGAAGCCGCAGATTTAATTACTAAAATAGCTTTAAATATGGGTGGACATGAACATATTAAACATTTAAGACAAAATAGCTATATGTTATTAGAACAGAGATTGAAATGTTCCTTATCAACTAGATTAACCAATAAAAGAAGAAGAATGGCAGACGAAGGAATTTGTAAATCTAAAAGAGATAAATTAAACAAGCTAGACATAATTGGTGAAGATGTTAGGTTGCTAGAGGGATATTTAGCAATAGTTAAAGAGATGGCAATTAAATACGGAATATAGAGGTGATTAAGAATGTCACTAGCTGAAAGCTTATTGGAATATGAAAAAACTATAAGTCTCATAAAACAACAAAATGAAGACCTTAAAAATAGAGTCACTTTTTTAGAAAATATGGTTTCAATAACTTTAAAAAAACAACAGGCTCCTGAGCTTTTTACTGTTTCAGAAGTTGCTGAAAAATTAAAAACTAATAAGAATACAGTATATGATTTGATTTCTAAAGGTTATTTAAAATCTCTAAAATTAGGAAGCCAAAAAGTATCTATAGATGAATTACAAAATTTTATAGAAAGGTCTAAAGGAATGGAGGTTGTATAAATGCTTAAAAGATTACTTGCAGAAAGAGGTGTTATTTTAACAAAAGAATTATCAGATATGGTAATAGCAGATATTAAATTTAACAAAATTAGATTTAACAAATGTACAAGCTTAGAAAAATTATTAGCTATAACAGAAAGATGTAATAAAGCACTTATAAAATGTGCTTAAGGTAGGTGATAAAGAATAATGAAAGATTATGAGCATCATGGATTGAGACATCATAGATTATATGGAATATATACGAATATGAAGTCAAGATGTTATAACTCTAAAACACCTAAATATAAAAATTATGGTGGTAGAGGTATTAAAGTTTGTGATGAATGGTTAAATAATTTCAAAGCATTTTACGATTGGGCAATGAGTAATGGTTACAAAGATAATTTAACCATAGATAGAGTAAATAATGATGGTAATTATGAGCCTTCTAATTGTAGATGGATTACTAATTATAAACAAGCTTCAAATAAAAGTACAACTAATTTAATAACTTTTAACGGTAAGACACAATGTGTTAAAGCTTGGACAGAAGAATTAGGGTTTGGTAAAGAAACATTAAGAGAAAGGCTAAAAAGAGGTTGGAGTATTGAAAAAGCATTAACAACTCCTATTAAAAGAAAGAGGGTGATTAATAATGAACTTATATCCACATCAAATTAAAGCTTTAGAAGAAGTTAAAAATTTTAATAGAGTCGGATTTTTCTTGGATATGGGTCTAGGTTAGCAAAACTTTTGTAGGTTCAGAAAAATTAAAAGAACTCAATACCAATATAAATTTGATAATCTGCCAAAAATCAAAATTACAAGATTGGTATGAGCACTTTAAAACATATTATCCAGAGTATAACACATTTATATACTCTAAAACAAGAGAAATACCTACTAAGTCAGTAATTATTATAAATTATGATTTGGTATGGCGTAGACCAAAATTGTCACAGCTAGAAAATTTTACTTTGATGCTAGACGAAAGCTCAATGATTAAAAACCCTACATCTAAAAGAACTAAATTTATATTAAAGCTTAAAGCGGAGAATGTAATACTTTTATCTGGAACTCCATGTGGTGGAAAATATGAAGAACTTCACACTCAATGTAAGTTATTAGGTTGGAATATTAGTAAAAAACTATATTGGCAGCAGTATATAAAGTCTATAAATATGGATATTGGAGGGTTCAAGGTTCCTAAAGTAGTTGGTTATAAGAACGTTGAAAGACTTAAACAAAAATTACATGACTATGGATCTATATTTATGAAAACAGAAGAAGTATTTGACCTTCCAGAGCAAGTAGAAATATCAGCTTTAATTGAGAACACTAAAGAGTATAAGAAGTTTAAGAAAGATAGATTGATTACTATTGATGGCACTGAGTTAGTAGGAGATACATCATTAACTAAGATGTTATATTTAAGGCAGTTAGCAAGTCAATATAATTCTAACAAGTTAAATACTCTTAAAGACTTATTAGAAAGTACAGAAGATAGAGTAATAATATTTTATAACTTTACAGAAGAAATGAAACAAATTAAAGACTTGTGTATTAGATTAGAAAAACCAGTATCTATAGTAAATGGGCAAACTAAAGACTTGGAAAACTATAAATCTAAAGATAATGCAGTAGTGCTAGTTCAGTACCAAGCTGGAGCAATGGGCCTTAATTTACAGTTAAGTAATAAAATTATTTACTACAGCTTACCACTAGCTTCAGAACTCTTTGAGCAATCTAAGAAGAGGACACATCGTATAGGCCAAACACGAACTTGTATGTATTGGTATTTGATAACTAAGAGCTCTATAGAAGAACAGATATTTGAAATTTTAAAAGAACGTAGAGACTATACAAATAAGCTATTTGAAGAATTGGAGGAAATATAAATGAATAAATTACAAATTCAAGTGTTAAACACAACACCAGCGCAAATTAATTTTAACTATGATGAAATATCCAAACATCTTGATGAAGTACTTAAAAAATATACTGGCATTACCATAACAGAAGACACTATAAAAGATGGTAAGAAAGTTATAGCAGACTTGAGAAAAGGAAAAAAATCACTTGATGAATTTAGAAAGAAAACTAAAAAAGAACTTACTAAATCAGTAACAGAATTTGAGAACCAATGTAAGGAACTTAACAGAAAGTTTGATGAAGTTATAAATCCAATAAATGAACAGGCTGAACAGTTTGAAATTAAGAGAAAAGAAGAAAAGAAAATGGAAGTTGAAAAAGTTATTAAAGAAGTATGTAAGCTAAAAGATGTTGATAACTTACCACTAGAGGATAGTTATTTAAATAAATCAACTTCATTAAAAAGTATTAAAGAGGATTTAATAAAAGTTGCTGATAATATCTTACTCCAACAGGCTACTCTTAAGGCTAATGAAGACTTAATAAAATCTAAAATAGAGGTTATTAATACAAAATATAATTTAAATTTAGTAAGTCCACCTTATGTAAGTATTTTGGAATATACAGACGTTCAAAATGTGTTAGAGCAAATAGAAAATGATGCTGAAAGTCTTAAGAATAAACTAAATAGTACACCAAAACAACAAACTCAAGTAGTAGAAAAACCTAATAAAAATGAAGAAATATTTATAGATGTTTATGAGATAGAGGGAACTGAAAAACAACTTGATATGTTGGAAGATTTCTTAAATACCAATGGTTATAAGTGGACCACTATAAAAGAGGATTAAAAATGTTTAACACTTCAAACGTGTGTTATATTTATAAATCAAGGCAACCTAAAGAAAAGTTGGTGAATTAGAATGGCAGCAGAAAAGAAATTTGAAAATGAAATAAAGGAGTTTTTAAGCGAATTACCAAAGACATGGTTTTATAAAAATTGGAGCGGTCCATATAGTAAAAGTGGTATTCCAGATATTATAGCTTGTGTCAGAGGAATATTCGTAGCTATAGAAGTAAAAGCACCTAATGGACGAGCTAGTGAGTTACAGAAACGTAATATAAGACTTATACGAGAGAGTAAAGGTATTGGATATATATTATATCCTAAAGATTTTAAAGAATTTAAAAAGGATATGAGAGAGTTATTGAATGGTTAAAATTATTAAGAATGGATATAACATATATTGAAAAGAGGTGATTAAAATTTGCAATACTCACATTCAAGGGTGGAAAGTTTCAAAGGTTGCCCTTATAAATATAAATTACGATATGTAGACAAGCTTAAAACTATTCTAAATCAAGATGCAAACAATGCTCTTATATGTGGGAATACAATTCATTTAGGAGCAGAGAAGGATTTAAAAGTAGCGTTAAAATTTTATAAGTCAAATTATTATATTATGTCAGACTTAAATATTAATGAGATTATAAAATTCGAGTATCTAATACCAAAACTTAAAGAGCTTTTACTAGATATTAATATATATGCTCAAGAGTATTTAATTAGTACTCATAGGTTTCGTGGAATAGTGGATTTAATAACATCTAATACAGATGGAACAGTAGATGTATTTGATTTTAAATATTCAAATGCTATAGAGCATTACATGGAAAGTCCACAGTTACACATTTATAAATATTTTTTAGAGAAGCAGGGATTTAAAGTTAGAAAGTTAGGATTTATATTTATTCCTAAGATTTCCATAAGACAAAAGAAAGAAGAAGATTTATATCAATTTAGAAAAAGACTTATGGAAGAACTAAAGAAAAGTGAAATTAACTTATTAGAAGTACCTTACAATCCTAACAAGGTTATAGAGTTTATGGATAGCATTATAGATACTAAAGAAGTTAAAGAGTTTAAGAAAAATCCAACGCGCTTATGCGATTGGTGTGAATACCAAAAATATTGTTTTGAAGGAGTAGATTATATGATATTACCAAGTACTGAAAGAAGAGAAATAAGTGAGGTTAGTAAAAAAGTAATGTGGTGGTATGGAGCACCATTTAGTGGAAAAACTACTTTAGCGAATAAGTTTCCAGATCCATTAATGTTAAACACTGACGGAAATATAAAGTTCGTAGATGCTCCATTCTTACCAATTAAAGATGAAGTTGTAGTTGAAGGTAGAATGACAAAAAGAACTTTGGCATGGGGAATTTTTAAAGAAGTAATAGAAGAGTTAGAAAAGAAACAAAATGATTTTAAAACTATAATCGTAGATTTATTAGAAGATACTTATGAACATTGTAGATTGTATATGTACGATAAGTTGGGAATAGAACATGAAAGTGATAACAGCTTTAAGGCATGGGACATGGTGAGGACAGAGTTTCTAAGTACACTTAAAAGATTAATGAATTTGGATTATGAAAATATTATTTTAATATCTCATGAGGATATGAGTAAAGATGTAACTAAAAAAAGTGGTGATAAAGTTACGAGAATTGCTCCCAATATTCAAGAAAAGGCAGCTAATAAAATAGCGGGCATGGTTGATATAGTGGCGAGAGTAATTGCAGAAGGTGATGAAAGATTTATGGATTTTAAACCAAGTGAAGTAATATTTGGTGGAGGAAGATTAACTGTTGAAAGCAATAGAATCCCTCTCGAATATAAAGCTTTAATGAAAGTATATGATGAAGCTAATGCTGGTAAAAAAGAACCTAAAAAAGAAAAAACTAAAGTTGAGGATAAGAAAGAGGAAGAAGTTAAAGAAACTACTCTAGATGAAACAGTAGATGAGCCTAAAGAAGAATCTACAAAGGAAATTAAAGAAGAGAAACCAGTAGAAGAAACTAAAGAAGAAAAGCCTAAGAGAAGACGTAGAAGAAAGGAAGAAAAATAAATGACTGATGTAGCAAAAGTAAGGAATTTGTTAGAAGTAATTAAAGAATTAGCACCAGTAATGACAGATGAGGAAATTAGCCATATAGGACAAATATTAATGAGAGTAACCAATAGATTATTAAATGAAAGTGAGGAAATATAAATGGCTAACATATGGGATAAATTTGATAAGAATATAGATGTAGAGGGTTTAAAAGCAGATGCCCAAGAGGCAGCTGAAAACGGAGGTGGTGACTTTAAAGAAGTCCCACACGGAGAATATGAAGTTGAAGTAAATAAGTTAGAGCTAAGAGAATCTAAAAAAGGAGATCCAATGCTAAGTATCTGGTTTAAGATACTAACTGGAGAATATAAAGGTAGTTTAATATTCTATAATCAAGTATTATCAAGTGGTTTTGGACTTCATAAAGCAAATGAAATGCTTAGAAGTTTAGACAGTGGTGTAGAAGTAGAGTTTGAAAGTTTTAGTAAATATAACGATATGCTTATGGATATGGCTGAAGCTATAGACGGTAAATTGGAATATCAACTTAGTTATACAGCTAATAAGAAAAATAATAAGTTTAGTGAGTATGAAATAAAAGATATATTTGAAGTTTAAAAGGGATGGGGAGTGTACAAGCTCCCTTTCTTAATAAAAGGATGGTGATAGCTAATTTAATGATTGAAATTTGGAAAGATATTGAAGGTTATGAAGGTTTATATCAAGTCAGTAATTTAGGAAGAGTTAAAAGTTTAGAAAGAAAATCAGATGTAGATGGTAGATTAATAAAATCTAAAATATTAAAAACAGGATTAAATAATCCAGGATATAAATTTCTAGTGTTAAGAAAAAACGGCATTAGTAAAAATAGAATGGTTCATCGATTAGTGGCAGAAGCTTTTATATCTAATCCTAATAACTATTATTGTGTTAATCATAAAAATGGAAATAAACAAAACAACAGAGTTGAAAATTTAGAATGGTGTACTCAAAGTTTTAATTTAAAACATGCTGTAAAAATAGGATTGGTTAAAAATCAATGTAAAATAACCAGAAAAGTAACTGTGAAATACAATGAAAAAATAAGTATATTTGAAACCATGATAGATTGTGCAACATATTTTGGATTTAAAAAAGGCTGGTTGCAAAATCGAATAAGAAAACATGGGTGTACATTCAATTATAAAGATTATGAAATTGAAGTACATGAAAGGGGAGTTGCATAAAATCATGATTTTCTATGATTTTGAATGAAGTATTTAAGCATGATTGGCTGGTAGTTATAAAAGATACTGATACTAAGAAAACTCATACCATAGTAAATAATGTTGAAGAATTAAGAAACTTCTATGAAACCAATAAAGATAATATTTGGTGTGGTTATAACTCCAGAAGTTATGACCAATGGGTACTAAAAGCTATAATAGCTGGATTTAATCCTAAGGAGTTAAATGATTGGATTATAGTAGAACATAAACCAGCTTGGAAGTTTAGCAGTACATTATTTAAGATTCAACTATATAACTATGATGTAATGACTAGTTTTCATGGTCTTAAACAGTTAGAGGGATTTATGGGGAATGACATAAGAGAAACAACAGTATCTTTTGATATAGATAGAAAACTTACAGAGGAAGAACTCCAGGAAGTAATTTTCTACTGCAACCATGACGTTGAGCAGACTATGGAGGTTTTTATTAATCGAATAGAAGAGTTTGAAGCTCACATGGGATTAATTAAAAACTTTAAATTACCACTTAAATATATAAGTAAAACTAAAGCTCAACTAAGTGCAATAATATTAGGTGCAAATAAACAGGATCGTGAAGATGAATTTGAAATAAGTATAGTTGATACTATAAAAATTAATAAATATAGAGAGATTTTAAATTGGTATAAGAATCCTCTAAACCGAGATTATAAAAAATCTTTGGAAATAGAAGTTGCCGGAGTACCTCATATATTTGGTTGGGGTGGACTTCATGGTGCAAGAGATAAATATCAAGATGAAGGGATTTTTATTAACTCGGATGTTGGAAGTTTTTATCCTTCACTAATGATACAGTATGATTTTTTAAGTAGAAATGTAAGAGATAAGAGTAAATATAAAGAAATTTATGATTATCGTATGCAACTCAAAAGAGAAGGAAAAAAGAAAGAGCAGCAGCCATATAAAATAGTTTTAAACAGTACCTATGGAGCTTCCAAAGATAAATATAATAATCTATTTGACCCACTACAAGCTAATAATGTTTGTGTAAATGGACAGTTAATGTTGCTGGACCTTATAGAAAAAGTAATTGAAGGAGTTCCAGGAGCCAAATTAATTCAATCCAATACGGATGGTGTTATGTGGAAGTTGGAAAATAAATTAGATGTAGAGGTTTATAAAAAGATATGCGATGAATGGTGTAATCGTACAAGAATGACACTGGACCACGATCATATTAAAAAAGTAGTGCAAAAAGATGTAAATAGCTATCTTATAGTAATGGAAAACGGAAAAATAAAATCCAAAGGTGCTTATGTTAAAGCACTAAATAAACTGGATTATGACCTTCCAATAGTAAATAAGGCGTTAATGGAATATTTCATTGATGGTATAACACCAGAGGAAACTATTAATAATTGCAACCAACTCAAGGAATTTCAGAAAGTAGTTAAGATAAGTAGTAAATATTTATACGGTTTCCACGGAAATGAGAAGTTAGATGAAAGAGTTTTAAGGGTATTTGCTAGTAGATCCAGGAGTGATGCTGGAGTATTTAAAGTTAAAACAGTTGGTGGAACTAAAGAGAAAATAGCAAGTACACCGATAAGATGTTTTATTGATAATAGTGATATTGAAGGTAAAAAAGTACCACATAAATTGGATAAGCAATGGTATATAGATGTGGCTTGGAAAAGGATGAAAGATTTTATAGGTTAGGTCGGAATATGAATAAATTGCGAATTAAAATGTTCTTTGAAAATTGAATAATGCGGTGAAGAAATGGAAAAATTTTACGCTTATCAGAAGCGAATTTAGTTTTTACAATTGGATTTGTGATATAATTATTGTCAATAAAGTCAAAATAGTTATGAATTAAATATTTTTTAGGAGTTCACTAAAATGAAAAGATTTTACGGGTTATTGGGTGTAGCAAACAGAAAAGTAAAGCAAATTAATCTTAAATGAGGAAGGTAAAGAATAATGTTTTATGAAGATAGCGTAAATTTAGACGATTACTTTTTTGAATCTGATGGATTGGGAAATATAAACGTTTATAAAGCTGGTACTATGGAGTATGTAGACTTTATTCATGTAAGCTATAGATATGACCGATATGAGTTTTTAGACAATTGTAAAGAATGGATACATAAAAAAAATGAGGAGCTTTATATATAAAATTAATATAGTCCTTCTTAATTATGGTTATTGCTATAGCATACGTGAAAAACTATGGGTTAGTATTTTTAGTAGTTTATGCAATTATATTGCTTATAGGAGATAACTTTATATCTAAGTTTTTTAAAAATAGTTGTATTACAGTATTCTTATTTAATGTCGCAAATAAAAAAACGAACAATTTATTCAAACACCGCATTATTCATGAATTGAATTTTGGGGTGTTTTTATGTCGCAATACAAATATATTAAGTAACTATAAATATTAATCCAATTATTTTTATATTCAAACTGTACTAGAGTATTAATTCATTAATACAAAGGAGGTAAATATGAAAACTAAGAAAGATAAGTTTATGGATTATGTAGATTTAAGATTAAGAGAAAAGAAATATAAAGATAAATTATTAAAATCAAATATTAAGGATATACAAATTAAGGGCATGGAGAAAACAACACGCCGAAAAGTAGGTCAATTTTAGGAGGGGATATTGTGGATATAAATAAAGCGGATATTTATAATAAAAAAATAATAGAAGAATTAGCTAAAGAAATGACTAGAAAAGAATTTTTAGATGAATTTGTATCGGAAACTACGAGTTGCCCTAGTTATTATGGACTTAAAAAGTTTGATAATACTATTTGTAATGCTCCAATTAATTGTAAAGAATGTTATGATTTTGCAACCAAAGATATTAAATTTAAAGGAGAAAATGAAATTAAAGTTACTAAAGATAAAATTAAAAAACATGAGGAAATATATGAAAAGTTAAATGAAATTTACAAAACTAAGAATCATGATTATGGGGACAGCTTTGGAGAAACATACTCAAAGTTAGGTATTATATCAGCGGTCACTAGAATTACAGATAAAGTTAATAGGTTACAAAGCTTATGTACTAAGGATGCTTTAGTAGATGAATCTATAAAAGATACATTAATAGACTTAGCCAATTACAGTATTATGACTTTGATTGAATTGGAAGGTGAGGAATAATTGAATTTTAAAGAGTATCAAGAAAAAGCATTAAAAACCAAAGGTAATTACACAGATAATATAGATCAGCTTATAAATGGTGTAATGGGACTTACAGGAGAGAGCGGAGAAGTAATTGACATAGTTAAAAAATATTTGTATCAAGGCCATCAATTAGATGAAGATAAAATAATAAATGAGTTAGGTGACACACTTTGGTATATAAATTTAATTTCAAATAGTATAAATGTAAGCTTAGAAGATATAGCTAAATATAACATAGACAAGCTTCAAAAAAGATATCCTAAAGGGTGTTTTAGGGTAGAAGATAGTGTAAATAGGAGTGAATAAAAAGAGCCTTATAGTTTGTATAGGATCTTGGCATCCTATACAAACTAGCACTCCTAGATATTCCTAACTTTAGATGATAATTTGTACACAAAGTGTAAAAGTTAAACTTATTATAATTTGGGTCGTTATGAGTGTCCATTTAAATATCAAAAAATTGGACTTGGGACACATAAAGAAGAATTAATCTTCTTTATGCTGTATTAAATTCCCTGTGGATAGTATGGCAATTAACACATTAACCGTATACGGTCTTAGTAATATGTAATTGATCGAAATACTAATAGCTCCACTAAGCCAAGCTCCTATCAATAATAATAATATTAATAGTATCGCCAAATTATATTTTTGCATAATATCACCTCATCTAAAGTTATTTTACTTTAGACTAGTGAGCTATGACGCACTCTTTAAATGAGTGGCTGCTTCTAAGCCAACATCCTAGTTGTCTAAAAGTGGAATATTCTAATAACATGATAACATGGAATAATTATGAAAACAATATAAATTTAATATTAACAGTAAGGCAGGTGAGAAATTAACATGGTTGGAATTTATAAAATAGAAAATATAGTAAATGGTAAAGTTTATATAGGACAAAGTACAAATTTAAAATCAAGAAAAATACATCATAAATCAGAATTAAGATGTAAAAGACACCCCAACTTATATTTACAAAATGCATTTTGTAAATATGGTGAAGGAAATTTTAGGTTCGAAATAATAGAAAAAGTTGATGAACAAAATTTGGATGAGCGAGAGATATATTGGATTAATTATTATAATTCAACTAATGAAAAATACGGATATAATTTAGAAAGTGGTGGAAAAAAATATAAACATCACAACGAACGTAGTAAAGAAATAATGAGTATTAAATCAAAAAATGCAATAAGAACTCAAGAATGGAGAAATAAGATAGGATTAGCCCATAAAGGAAAAATAATATCTGAACAAACTAAACTTAAATTAAGAAAAATAAATCTTGGTAAAACACATTCTAATGAAACAAAAGAAAAAATTAGTAAACGTATGAAAGGTGATAAAAATCGGAGTGCAAAATTAACGAACAAAGAAGTTAGACATATTAAAATGTCAATGTATCTTGATATGAGTAAATATGAAATTCTTAAATTATTTGGAATATCAAATAAAACATTCTGCAATATTAAAGGATTGAATAATTGGAATCACGTTGCACCCGAGTTAAATCACTATATTAAAAATAGAAATAAATTAAATAAACAGCTTAAGATTGAAGAAATAATAAAATTACGTAACATAGGTTTAACTCCAATGGAAATTCATAAAAAATTAAATATACCAACAACAACTTTATATAGAATACTAAAAGAAGTGGGTGATATAATATGAATTTATTTTGTGGTTATATACCCACAGGTGGCAAGGATGGTAAAAAACCAATAGAAGAATATAAGGATAGAACAGATTTTTATAGTTTAGAAGATGTGGAAAGTTTAAATTCTTACGGTGGAGTATTAAAAGATAGCATAATACAAATTGATATAGATGATAAAGAACAATCAGATATTCTTTATAAAATAATAAAAGAATTAAACATAAATACTACAGTTTTACAAACTACCCGAGGAAAACATTTTTATTTTCTTAATCCAGGAATAGAGAGAAGAAAACAAGGTTATTATACTGCACTAGGAATAAAAATAGATGTTGGACTTGGAATACAAAATGCAGTAGTACCTTTAAAAGTAAAAGGTAGAAAAAGAAAATTTTTAAAAACAGTAGAGGATATAGACACATTACCAGCGTGGTTAATACCACTTGGCAAAAGGGAAATTAATTTTGCTACTATGGCTGAAGGCGATGGTAGAAATAGTAGTTTATATGGATATATATTAACTCTACAACAGAAAGGACTAACTAGAGAAGATATTAGGGAAGCTATAAGAATTATAAATAAATATATATTAGCAGAGCCGCTGGATGAAAAAGAAATAGAAACAATATTAAGAGATGAAGCATTTTTAAAAGAAAGTTTTATATAAAAAGTAAGCTACAATATGAGAAATTAGCTAATTATTTACGTGATAACGAGAAAATTATAAAAATAAATGATGAACTCCATATCTATAAAAATAATTATTATTCCAGTGATACAAAAGAGATTGAAAAAACAATGCTTAAATATATAAATAATTCTACTAATAGCACTAGAACGGAAGTATTAAGATATCTGGATCTATTATGTAAAAATGCAAAAATGACTAATCCAAAATACATTACGTTAGAGAATGGAATCTTTGATTTAGAAAATAAAAAATTACTGGAGTTTAATAGCAGCTATATAATTAGAAATAAAATTCCATGGTCCTATAATCCCAATGCTTATAATGAAACAATGGACAAGACATTAAATAAAATATGCTGCAAGGATAAGCAACTCAGATTGTTAATAGAGGAAATGATAGGTTATACATTATTTAGACGTAATGAATTGGGTAAAGCTTTTATATTAACAGGTGGAGGTAGCAATGGTAAGAGTACATTACTTGAAG